TACAACGACTATTTTTACGAATTCAATTGTTATCACAAACTTTAAAATAAATAAAGCAAGTAAATTTAATTATAATTATTATGACATTGCGTGGACATATACTAATTTTATAATGATTAATATTAAACTATTAAATCAATTATATGGCGGACATATATATTTACTTGATAATCTAATGATTTATTCTGATGAAAACATTGCATCTACAGGGGTGACAGTATATGAAGTAACAGATGAAACCAAATTGTCGCCTATTTATATAGAAAAAACGAATATATCATATTATAATACTTTCGACCAGGTTGATTGGATTAGTAATATAAATGGTTGGATAAATATAAATAATACAGATATAATGATTAAAGATTTTGATACTAATAATATACCAGATGGTAATTACTTATTATATTATAGTGAATCAAATATAAAACCAACTATATATAAACATCCTGATATATATACATCAACAAAAATGTATAACAATATAGAATATAATGTATATAATAATAGTTATATATTTCCAGAAACAGACCCACTTATATTATCAAATATAGACCAATTTACAATTAACGGAGTAAAAATATATTCAATTGAAGGAACGGTTGTTTATATGGAACCATTTTTCAACTCTTTTTTAACAACAATCGTGGTTCAAGTCGGTTCAACCCAATATAACAGACCATTTTATATTTCAACAGTACCCGTAACAGTTGATTATTATGTGACAAAGGAAGATGGTACGCCAATTGATAGTTTATTATATGTTAATACAGTGTCTACATCAGGAGTCATATTTTATATTAACTTTACATCATCACAAGAAACTGTTATAACTTATTCTGATAATATAGAATTAAATAAAATTACTGGTTATCGTTATGAATTAAAAGTAACAACAATTTCTAATATTACCGAAAATACTTTTAATATTATTGAATTATTTACAAATGGAGAGCGTATTATATTATGGTTATATAAAGGAACATATGGAGATTTTAATATAATTTCAAATGCACCATATTACGCAAGTCCAGGTGGCGTATATCTAAGAGAGCCATTTTATATTGATAATACAACTCTTTTTGATTTTTATCCACTTGAATCAAATGCAAGTATTATAGTGGCAGACCCTAAATATTTTACATTAAATTCTCCCAAGATAACAATTTTGCCGAATACAATTATAAATACGATTACGTTAGAATTTAATTCGCGAATGAATTTTGATGAAGCACTTAATTTTACTGGTTTGAATGCATATGAACAACAAAACAAAAATATAAATGGTGAATTAAATAGTTGGACCTATATTGATAATATAAAAATAAATGATAATATAATTATATCATCTGTATTAAATGATATACAGTATTTTATATTTATTAATAATGATAAATTATATTTCAATATTAAAAATCAAAATTTAACAAATGGAATTGAATTAAAATATAATATGGATATAATAGAAGGCGATATGTTTGTATATCCATTTGTTCCAATATTTATAAAATGTAATTTTTCATATGAAATAAGAAATGTAACCGCGTATATATATGCAGATACTAATATATTCCAACGAAATGAAATAATTATGGTCGGTGATAATATAATACAAATAAATTATTGGTCTTATTTTAATTCTTGTTTTATTGGAACCATTATATCCACTATTGTTAATAAAAATAATTATATGTACGGATATTATAGTTTTGGTATATTCACGAACTATTTAAATAGAAATAAAATGTTGAAGGGAATTGATAATACTAATCCGAGTTTAGGGTTATTTTATAGTGCACTAAAAAAGGAAGATTTAAATATAGGTGATTATTATATTGAAAATAATATGTTATATCGTGCAAATAATTATGCCAATCCTGATTTTGCTTTTTATTTAAAGGAAGGATGTAAAACAACACTGTTTTACTTAAATAATATATTTTATTATGATAATACACTTGTTTATTTAGAACCATATATGACTATAATATATTATGATGGAATGGTAAATCATACTATGGTGATACAAAGTATAGTAGGTGATATAGTTAACTTTTTTAATCCAGTTATTCCAACAAACGAGAAAATAATTGTATATATACCATATCAACCTTTCCCTGTTATGACGTTGGAAATTATTAACAAAGAAATTATTAATTATAAATTTACGGGATGGATAGAATTTTATTATAATGAAGATATTAATATTTATCGAGTGGAAGATGGTATTATTATAGGCGATATTCCGGAAGAGTTATTATATGCAACTTATACAGTTAGAATTATAAATCCAGAAAATATGAAAATTAAACACGATTTTAATAATGCAGTTTATATTGATAATCCAATATATCAATTATCACAAAGGAATTATATCACTCCATTATTATTTGATTGCAATATATATACAGATGAAACTTATATTTACATAAGAAATATTACGTGGTCTTTATCTTATAATTTTAGTTATATTAAATATTGTTACTATCAATCAATATTAATAGATAATGTATGGTATCAAGTTATAGATGTAAAAGAACCGATATTTAGTCAAGATAGTAGAATATATATAAATATTAAAAGTAGCGACAATCCATTTACCAATACAACAGCAAAAGTATATATATCAGCTGGTAATGTTAATGATTATAATTTGATATCAAATAATTATAGATTAAAATATACAAATAAAATAGAATATCCGTACATCGAATCGAATTATAATACAGATATTAAATATAACACCTCAATTGTTATGGCTGGTAAAAATACATATATTACTTATATATTAAATGATGTTGTGATAGAATATACGACCCCAGAACAATTTATATCTAATCAGTTATACTCAACATTTGTTAATTATAGTTTTTTCCCTGATATATCCAAATATTATTATTATGATAGCTACATACCATTGAATATTAATACAAGCGATAGAACATTTGATATTATACCATTATATTTAAAACCAGGAAGTAAAATATTATTACAAGAAATTACTGTTGACGGTAATATATATCAACATTATGTCGATATAAGTGTTGTTAATTATATTGTTAAAATTACAAGTAATAATAAATTTCATAATATAAAAGACTCTTTTTTTTATATTAATAATACGATACCTTGTATAATTACAGCTAATATGTATATTCAAATTATCCAACCACAATATAAATTATCTAGAACTATAAATACGGTTGATAAAAATGTTGCAAAAATCGATGTCTATATACAAACCAAATTGGTTTCAAAACCAATTAGAACTAGTGGTAAATGGAAATATCAAATTGAATTTATACAGAAATCTGGTTTACCAAATTCTTATGATATTATTAAAAATAGAGATATTTATATAAACAACAAATTGGTAACTCTTTCTACTAATAATAATTTATATTATATTACATCATCTGAATTATATAACAGTATTGATATATTAAATGTGTATGACAGTGCATATATTGATAGTATCACAATATTAGATAAAACCCCAAAAACAGAATATAATGCATTTGATGAATCTTTGTATAATAAATTGTTAGATGTCGATTATAATTTAGAAATAAAACACATAAGTATGGCTGATATGTATACTATTATTAATAATACTGCAATTTATTTTCAAGATAATAGTTCAACAAAAATTATATTTAATGAACTCCCAAATAATTCATATATTGGCTATTCTAATAATATTATATCGAATAATATAAATGATGATTATTATTTACTTACAACTACTCACCCAGTTTTAGATATTGAAAGCAGTCCAGTACTATATAATTTCTCGACCCAATATATTTATGCTAATATTAATTCATATCAATATGTACCAGAAATATCATTAACCATTCCATCTTTTGAAACATATATAGTCGATAATAGTATTAAAATGAATGATGTTACAAATATAAATAAGCCATGGCGTGATTGGACATTAATTACAACCAGACGTGACGATAATTTAAAGGTATATTTAAATAATTATGATTTAATTTATCAAAATGATGAATTTAAAACAGTTCAGTCTACATCATATTTTACTGATAATGAAATTAATGAATTAAAAGTATTTATGAAATTTATGTATAATAATAACACAGCTTATGATATAATGATTGAATTATACGAGGTAGAAATGTTCGTTTTAAAGCAAATAGCTTATTATTTAGACCAAAAATACTTTTGGGATAATATTACTATTATTTTAAAAACTATCGTTGAACAATTTGTAGGTATATATCAGTGGACAATTACAAATAATATTATCGTGATTAATGATGAATTTACATTATATCCAGAACACTTTATTAAAGTTGGTAATAATTATATACGAAAAAATTATATTGGTCAAGAGTTTAATATTATTTTTAGTTTAAATTATATTAAAATAAGCAGAAATCCAACTATTATTGATATTAATATTGGCTATGTAATTGATATGACAGATAATTATAATTTATATGGAACTAGAATGGATAATATCATAAATACTTTATTAAACTATAATGAATCATTGAATAATTTAACACCAATTTTACCAATTAATTTCAAGTATATGGATAGTATAAAATATTTTATTGCAAAATTATATTATGATATTGTTAAAGATAACGCTTCAAATTTTAATTTATTGACACAAATAGACCGTAAAGTTAATTTTGAAAATAAAATATATTATGGCAAGTACTTTGATTATCTTTTTAATGAACGCTACTTTGGCTACTTTGGACTCCAACAATATAATACAATAAATAATAATATGAATGATACTATTTATGTCCGTGCTTTTGTTGTCGGACAACTATATAATACACTAGTGGCAGATAGTAAACTTAATTTACTCTTAACTAATAATATTTTTAAATATAATATAGTTATTAATAACAATAATTATAATAGTAATGAAATAATTAAAGCAACTAATCAATATACTGTAGATATACGCGATAATTATAATCACATTGTTGACCCTTTAGTTGAAGATGTTTATATTAATACAGATAGTATGATGTTTGATTCCGCTGAAATGGTCCAATCGACTAATGTATCGTTATTAACACAAGAACCTTATAATATTATTAATAGTATATATTATGGTGATATGTATGACGTTACTTACGATGGAATTATCAATAGCACTGATAGTCTTATATATGATAATAATATGATACTATTTATAAATAAAACAACATTTGTATCTCCTGTTGATATTAGAAAAGGTAGTGTAATTGAAGTTATTATGAAAGTTGTTATTATATCAAAAACATATGAGAATAATAGAACATATATTGTTTTATCTTCTAATTATAAAAATGATTATTCTTATGTTAAAATTAATGATATTATATATGAAATATTACAAGACTTTGGTAGATATTATATAGACGAAATAATTAATATTAAAGTAAATGAATTATATGATTCTATTAAATTTATTATATTAACATATGGGAAGCCAACAATAAATAAAAAAGTTATTGATATCACTTTAGATAGAAATATAGTACCATTACAATATAATCAAACAGATAATACTTTACCTCAATCTTTCACAATGGATAATATTGTTATTTATGAAGCAGTTATATATACAGAGAATACACTCAGATTATATTTTAATTATAATGATGGTTATACAACTATTAAAAATAAAATTTATCATAATTATCGTTTAAGAGAATCAATACCATATGAAATTAATTCAATACTAGAATTATATCAATATTATTACACCATACCAAATAAATATAACTTATTAATAACTGACGAAATATATTTTGACAATAATAGTATACGTGCATATATTCATAAAATTATTGATGGTAATATTATATTTTATTTAACACAATATATTAGGAATGAATCATTAAATAACATGGATATGTCATCAATGAAATTTTTTAATTTAACAATTGTACGTTACGATGGAGACAATATATATGCCATTATACCTGAAAATCTTGTAAATGATGAAAATACATTTGATGTTGTTGAAGAAAACGGTACAGTAGTTCAGATAGATGTCACTTTTACAAACTATATGATAATTACACCATTATTCCCGATAATAAATATTAATAATTTAAGATTAAGACAATCTATCATATTACCAACAAACAATGCAACAGAAAATACAAATAGTCACGCATATATGGTCGAAACTAGTTATAATACAGAGCATAATAATATTAGTGATTATTTTGTCCCAACAATACAAACGTTATCAGATAAATTAAAAGAGTTTGATGCACAATATTATTATAAAATTGATACATTGGTTTTAATATTTGATTACAATGACAGTATCTATATATTTATAAATGATAATTATATTCCTGCAAAAATTTATATAGTCCAAAAATATTATATTATAGTTGGAACAAATACATATATCAAACCACAATATGTAACTATATATGATAAATATCTAACACAAAAAAAAGAGTATATATTTTTAGAAGCGCAAAGTTATATGTATAATCAAGGTGAAATTTTACAAACATTATCGCCTAATTTATATATTATATTGATGCCCGTTAACAGTACAAACAATTATGTAAAAGTTAATAATATAACAACAAATAAAGTAATATTGTCATTCGCCTATTCAAAGATTGATATTAAGAATATATCATATGATGTTGGATTTAAGAAAATACCAGATGTTGTTAATACTACTATCACTAATAATACTACATATCACGAAGTTGAATGGATACAATATATTGCGAGAAGTATGTTCAAATCCATTGAATTTTCCATTGATGATAATATTATAGATAAATTGGATATTGATACATTAACACTATATGCGACTTATTATATTGATATGTTTAAACGAGACGAGTTAATTAATATGCAAAAAATAAGGAACAATCCAGATGGTTCATTCTTTTTTAATATGATTATACCATTATCATTTACTCTTTCAGCTGGTAGACACTTGCCAGTTAGTAGTATGAATACTAGTAATGTTAAGATTAAATTTACACTTAATAATATGAATGAATTAATAGTAAATAAGATGAATGGTTATACAAAGAATGTCACTCCATTGATTGATTTCTATTATTCATTTATAACCTTAGATAACAATTTATTAAAACTATTCAAGAATTATACTATGATGCTACGCCCATTATATAGTTATCAAAATTTCTTATTAAATAAACCAGAGGAATATAACCATCTTACTTTACTCAATCGAACAACCGATATATTCTTCATTACTAAAACTATTAATAATGAACAACCTTATACTAGTAATACTATTAGAGATGAATGGTATAATGAATATATTAAAGATGCTGATAGTGATAATTATATATATACGATAATTGATGCAGAAATTGCAAGTAATTCATATCGCTATCAGTTATTATCAACTCATATGATAATAGGAAAATATGACACACGATTTGCAATGTATTTGGACCAAAAATATTTACAATATATTGATGAGAATCTTAATAATAAAAATCTGAAATTTTCAAATAAATTAACCTTACTGACGTTATATTTTACCAATATTTATATGAATATGAATGTGAAAACAAATATTGATGCAATTGATAGTTTAAATATATTGGTTAATGGGAAGGAATTACAACCATATTTATCATCAGAATTTAATAATTTAGTAGTTCCCTATATGAAAGGTTATACTTTACCAGATGGTCATCATCTTTATAGTTTTGCATATGATTCATTATCATCCCAACCAAATGGGTTTGCCTTTATGAAACGATTGAAAGATTTTCTTATTTATTCAAAACAAAATAATATTATGAATGAATACAAAATGAAGATATGTGCGAGAGAATATAAGTTTATTAAGATTGAGAATAATAAGGCGGTTATATTATAAATTTATAAATAATACTTGAGAGATAAATATTTTTTATATTTATCTTAGAATCTATTATTTATAAATAATACTTGAAAGAGCAATTCCCGTTTTTAATCACCAATACATTATAATACAATCCATATGCCCTAACATTAATACTATTATTATAATTAACTATTTTATTTAGTCCTAAAACAAGAGTTGAATCATCCACCATACTAAAATTCATCGTTCCTTGTGGTTTATATTCCATTGGATTAAAACCAAAACTGAACATATATATTCCTTCATTTGAATACACCTTATTTATATAAGTTTGTAAATAGTTATAATATTCACTATTATAAATTTCATTTCTCGCTATTGAATTGATGAGTAATTTATTCATATTTATAATAGGTTCAGACAATGATGTTAAGGGTAAGGAGGTATAATTAAAAACGTCATTTATATTATAATTACTATCAAGTTGGGCACGCCAAAATAATGCCTTATGTGGATTAGTAAGTTTTAATATATAATTACTGTTCAAACTTTTTATATCTTTCTCTAAAACAGTTGATACCAATGGAACAACATATTCCAATTCATTATTAAGGAAATACCATCTTTCTTCTGCCTCTAAGTATATATAATTAACAAGAATATATGCATCTTTTAATGCAGGTGTTTCATATGGAAAATAACTTTCATCTTTCACAATGATACTGTTAACTGATGGTATCAGGGAAAAACCAGATATTTGCCCGGTTATATTATATTTAGTATTAACAGTATTTGGAACGAGAAAATTTCCATAAATCATATTATAGTATACTCGTTTAGTGTTAATATCAAAATAAACAAATTCACCAGCACTCTTAACCCCATCAACATTTTGTAATATTAATTCATTCTTTTGGTATAAGCAAATATAATTATCAATTTGAAAATAATTTGTTGGTGATTCTTTATAACATTGACTAAAATCATTTAATTCTACGTGTATTTCAATGTCTTGTTTAGTAATTGCACCAATGGGTAAACCAACATCTACATTCATATTAAAGAAAAATGATAATGGAATATATAATTTATAACTTGGTTTCCCATTACTATAATCAACCAATATTTTTACATTTTTACCAATATTTTGTTCCCATCCAATGTCATCTGAATGTTGTGTTTCATATTCTATATTTAACCAATCACCATAATGACGCGAGAATAAAACTCCACCTATTTCAACATCAATATATCGAATCATTGCAAGAGCTATTTTATTTGCCCACGCAAACTTTTTAATCCCGGATAGTAAGGTGGAATGATTAGAAAGGGGGATATCTGGGAGTTCAAAATATAAAGTAATATCTTTTATTAGGTCTGAATTTTTTGCTATTTTAGCTGATAATCGCCTTCCAAAATTTGGTGATGACCTAAAATACTGTGGTAATATCTCATACGAGGTATTGACATATTTTTTAAAAACAGTTTTAAAATATGTTATATTTGGGTCTATATTAAAATATATATTTTCCTTTCCAACTGATGCCAATAATAAAAGCCCTAATGTCATATTACATTATAATAGAATATTTGTTTAATCTTATTTTTTAAGGTCGTTAGAATGTAAACTTGTCAAAATAAAAAATCTATTATAAAGTATATGAAAATTGAATATATAATATGCGGTGTTGTATTTATATTAGTAATAGTAGTAGTAATAATTACATTAACTAAAAATAAATTAGGTTTTTTTACAAATAAAGAAAACTCTAAACATGAAGGATTTGTTGAACCTACTAGTCCTACTAAAACATTAAAATATTTTGGCGGCGGTTATTGCCCCTATTCAAATACAAATAGTAATGCATATAAGGTAATAAACGAGTTTGCTAGTTCACATAATGATGTTAAAGTAGAATATTATTGGACAGAAGATAATCAATCTGATATGGAAAAGTATAAGATTATGTATGTTCCTACAATTTTAGGTAAAAACGACCAGCCAATAGAATTAAGATTACCAGATGATTATGATAAAACAGATAGAACTGATTCTCAATTAAAAGAAGCACTTATGAATCATCTATATGAAATATTATGAGGATTTTCAGATAGCGATGCTCATAAATCTTTTTTAAATTCAAGCATATTAATAATATTAGGATTAATATCCTTATATCCGCAATATGCACCATACCACATTCCTGCTATTGCACCAATTGTATCGTTATCAGCAAATGATAGTGCTGAAAAGAATACAACACTATTCCAATTTATACTTAAATCTTTTTCTCTCTTAAAATCTAATTCATATCCTCCACCTTTTATGGTAATCGAACTGAGGAGACTATCAAGTGCTAATATGGTACAAGTTGAACCAGTTGCTCCATATCTATTATAATCTGGTTTATTATTATAGAGTATTTCATCTAATTCAAAATAACGGTCGGGCATAGTAAATTCCGATGTCTTAAATTCTAACATTTTAATACGACGTTCTCTATATTTATACCAAGTATCCCAAAATATATGTTTGTCCTCCATATATTGTTTATATATATCTGTTTTTTTCATAATCTTATCTATGGTTTTATTTTCTTCTAATTCTATTAACATATCAGTCCACTTCCACGGAGGGATATCTGATAGAGCATAACTAGTAAAAAGTGCAGTGACCATCCCGCCTAAAAATCCAAGTGGATAATTATGTGTTAATCGACTTGCCATAATAGAAACCTCTATTATTTTCTCGATATCACCGTGAAAATGCGCTCCAATATAATGAGTTCTCATTGCAGCTCCATTACCGCCCATTACTTCTGAATAGGGTATTGCTTTCATATCACGTTTTTTACTAAGCATTCTAAGAGAATTTAGAGTAGATATTCCAGATACGCGTTTTTTTTCTTCAAGTTGAGGAAGAATATCAATATAACAATTTATAAAATCCATCATACTCCCACCACGTAAACAGGCTTTTTTTGTGGCTATCATCATAATTGTATCATCACTTGCATACCATTTTGATATATCTATATTAAATCCACCAAGTGCAAAGAATTCGGTAATAATATGTTGGTTAATAATAATTGCTTGTCGTAAATCAGGTATATTTGGGTTCGTATAATTAAATTCCCATTTACCATTATTAAATCCCAATGTATCGAGATAGGAACCTAAAACACAAGATGCCTCAATTCTTTTTTTAATACTCATTATAATAAACGCATAAAAAATTTTTTTATTATGTATATTATAATAATGGACGAAATAAATTTTAATTCTTTGGAGTTTAATTTATATGAATTATTAAATCTTCCTACAAATTGTACGACTGAAGATGTTAAAAAGAAATTTAGAAAATTAATAAAACAATTCCATCCAGATAAAATAACCGAAGTAGAAGAAAAGATATATTATAATATTACCATTGCTCATCATATTCTTGGCAATGAAGTATCACGTAAACGTTATGATGATTGGCTGCTTGGAAGCCATAAAAGTCATTCATCATTAAAAGATGGATTTCAGGAAGCACTTGCTGGTGTACAACAATATTTCCCTTCATCTAAAGAAGAGGCTGCCGCTCGATTTGAGAAAGATATGCAAGATTTAGCAAATCGCCACGGGGCATTCCAAGAAGATAATCGTAAATTACACGATATATATAAAGAAAAAGAAAGAGAACGTGGGAAAGTAAGTATAATGAAAGAAGATTTTAGTAGTATGGATGATTTTAATAGTAAATTTAGTGAGAGGAAAAAGAATGGAATATATTGTGATAAAATTGTAAAGAGAAATACAGAAATTCAACCATTTACTTTTGGTAGTAGTTCGAATTATGCAGAATTAAAAGATTTTCATAATGTATATAAGAAAGATTCTCAAATACAATATGCATTTCAATTAATGCCAGTTGCGGATGATAGTTTTAATAATAAGACTATCGAACAAAGAATGAATGATTATAATAATGCAACTAATAGTTTTAAGAAAGAAAAACCCAATATATTAGATGGATTAGATTTTTAATTATATAAAATGATATAATATGGTCAAGGCAATGGATTTATTTAATGAACAGAAAGAACGCGAACGACAAAAACAGAAAATTTATAAAAAAGTATATGAAAAAGTAGAAAAAAAAATTATAAAAAGCAGTAGTATGAATATGTATCAATGTTGGTATATGATACCTGAATTTTTTCTCAATATACCGCTTTATGATATGGAAGATTGTAAAAAATATCTTGAAATGAGATTAAAAGATGATGGATTTAAAGTTAGTTTCTATAGTCCTACTATAATTGTGATATCATGGGGTTAAACTAAGTTTAGATATTTCATCTGAGTCATTAACCTAAGTAAATCGGCATTTGATGTATTATCTTTTTTAAATGAAACATTTACCATTCTCAATAATAGTATAAAAATAACAATTAAAATAATTATAAATAAAACTTTTAAAACATCTTGTGTTATATTTATTTTAAAACCAAAAATATTTATTGTTGAGATTGGGTTATTATCTGTTGTTGAATCTGCAAAATGCTCTTTCATTTTACTCATACAAAATGGACAACTTTGTAAATGTTCCATGAAAGCACAACTGTTTTGTGCAAAATGTTCATTTGTAACATACTCATTCGCAACATGCTCATGTGCAAAATGTACATTAACTTTAGGTTCAATTATGGGCTGTACTGGCTGAGGAGGCGGAGGAATGTCATATTTAATATCTTCTTGTTGTGTAAATTTTTCTGGTTGAACAACGGGTTGAACATTGCAATTAGTCGCTGATTCATATATGTTTGTTAATTTACCTGAAGGTATATTATTTTTAAACATATCTTTTTTACCCCACGCATCTTTTATACTTGAATAATGTATCATATTACTATGAAATATATAATAATAATACAAAATCGTTTAATATTAAAGAAAAGATTATTACTTAATATATAATGGATTCAAATACGAGTTCGGATATCGACTTAAACATACTTGATAGAAATGGACGCCAAATGGATATACCATCATTAAAAAAAGATTCAAGTGATACAGATTTATATTTAAATCTTATTGCAAATCCAGTGAAATCTAGGCAAGAAAGTGAAAATTCAACTTCATCATTACATTTAGATAATGATAGTAAGAAAAGTTCAACATCAAGTATAAAACGATTATCATTAAATAGTCTTAAAATGTCGCCAAAAAAAGATAAAAAAGAATCATTTAAACCAACATATTCTGAAAAATATTCAGATAAAAGACACACGGAACGCAATCATTCAGAAAAACATTCTGAACGCAAATCTTCCCATCGTCGCAGTGATACAGAATCATCGCGTGCTCGATATGAGAGTGTCGATGTATCTTCCAGACATACGCCATCTCCTGAGCCAGTAAAATTAACACCACAACAAATTAGAATGAAGAAAACTGATTTATTAAGAAAGTTATGCGATTTAAAGGCACAGGGGTATCAATTAACAAGAGAATATGATTTCAGCAGTGAAATCGATGAGATGGAGAATGAGTTTGAATTATTAAAGAGTTTCAAACAACGTCGTGACGGTATTAAATTATATAAAAATACCATTGTAAATGTATGTAATTTAGTCGAATTTTTTAATGGTAAATATGATCCATTTGGTGCGGATTTAAATGGTTGGTCTGAACATATGAGTGTGGAAGTAGATAGTTATGATGAGGTATTAGAAGAATTATATGAGAAATACAAGAGCGTCGGTAAGAGCTTCCCACCTGAACTCAAATTATTAATATTAATTGGTTTCTCTGCATCAGCCTTCCACTTTTCCAAGAAACATATGTCAAATATACCAAGTAGTACAAATATGGTAGGTGGTTTACAGAGTAGTATTGCTCAAAAAATAGCAGGAATGGGAAAAGAAAAAAGTAAATTTATGACGGAACAAGAATTAAATATTGAAAGACAAAAAGAAGCATTTAGACAAAAGGACCGTCAGATGAAGGAGGCTATGCGTCAAAAGTTTGCACCACGTACTGAAGATTCAGAAACACCTATGACACAAACCCAAACCCAAACACAAACATCATTTAAACCACCTGCTACTCAGCCCAATGTAAATTTACAAAACAGTTTCGCACCTGTTAATTTTGGAGCAAATATGGTACCACAAAGTAATCTTGGACCACCCAGTATGGTGATACCATCAAATGACCCACGTGATTCTATTGCAACACGTCCTTTAGTCCAATCAAACCAATCAGTTAAGGATATATTAAAACGATTACACGAACGTGAAGTAGATACACAAGAAACACAAGAAGAATTTACTGCAACAAATGATAGATTATTGTCTGATACAACCGCGAGTGAAAGCAAGAAAAAAGGTCGTAAAAAGAAGCCTCTAATGACCATACAATAATTTTAATTCTTTAGAATTATTCTAAAGAATTATTCTAAAGAATTATTCTAAAGAATTATTCTAAAGAATTATTCTAAAGAATTATTCTAAAGAATTATTCTAAAGAATTATTCTAAAGAATAAATTTAAAGACATACCCTTGTTAATTTAAAGACTAAAAAGTATTTATATTAATTATGGATAAAAGCAAACGTGGACGCCGTCCAAAAAAGCAAACAAACGAAGTGATTGAGCAAGTAGTCACAGACACGCCTATTATTGCTCATCTTCCAATAGAATTATCAGATATATGTGATCAAACTAGTGATATATTTATAAAAGCAGAAAATATAGAAGAACCATCTTATAATTATAATAATATAATGCAGGACCAAGAAATTAAAAATCTTAAAAAACAAGTTGATGAATTAACATTAAGATTAAGTAAATATGAAAAAGAAAAACCAGGCAAACCATCTATTATTGAATGTAGTAATGAATCAAATTGCTGGTGGGATAAACACTCATTTACTACACCAGCAGTCGAGATGCCAGAGAGTTATTACAATGGTATTTTTAGTTGCACTGGAAAGTTCTGCTCCTGGGAATGTATGATGGCATATAATATTGATATTAATGATGAAAATATTTCAAAACGAACATCTTTAATATATTACAAGTATAAAAAAACTTATAATAAGGATATTATTATAAAACCAGCATCTTCGTGGAAAATTCTTGATACATTTGGAGGTCCAATTAGTATTGAAAAATACAGAGAAAATCTATGTATGAATACTAATGATTATAATTATATAAAACCGCCAATTATATCGAGAATTTCGTATGTTGAAAAAATTCCAATTAAACAACATACCGAAGTTGTAAAAACAGATGAAATTGTATTAAAACGTAGTAAACCTCTTAAAACAACTAAATATAATTTGGAAGATATCATTGGACTTAAAGTAAAGACATCTACATTATCATAACAATGCACGTTTATTCAATTATAATATTAACATTTTTTCCCAGTTCAATTAATTTATTTTTAAATATATTATGATGAGTTTCATCGATGGTATCATCATTTGATATAATAATAAAGTTTGGCGGAGTATCCATTGTAATACAAATTTTGTCTCGTAAATTTGTATTATTTAATGCATTTTCAATTGTTTGTTTCAATACATTGATTCCATTTTGAGAAATCATTTTAAAACGAGTAGGTTGGACTGTTCTTTTTAGCATCAAAGCTTGGAGCATCATAACCAATTGTTGGTCTAATATATCAATACTATCAAATACGTGGTCAAATAGGGAGGTATCATCTGGGCGGGACATATCTAGTGGATGGAATGTTTCTTCCCAAAATTCGACATAATTTCGTTTATTCATTGTAGCATATTTTTTAACAACCCCAACCATTTTTTTAGTTTGGTCATTTGTTGTTTCAAACTCTTTATATTCTTCTGATTCTTTGTCAACATATGCCATACTAATAATGATATTATCCTCATTAATTTCTTCCACAATACCAACCATTGGCTTATTAAGGGGTGCAAGGGATTTTGGGCTCTTAATGGATGTTTTTGTGGTAGCTAGGCGGAGAGGCATAATTGCATCTACATTATAGTCAATTAGATGGCATTTAAAACAGTCTGCCATATGTTCGGTAAAGATAAAATTTACCATTGTCTTTTCCTTAGGGAGGTTACGCTGGTATAGTTTAAACTTGATTGTACTTGTGTGTGCCATATTATAATAAAATAAAATATTATTTAAACTGATTTTATCAATTTTTATTATTAATCCTTAAGGATTGATAATATTCCCTATTTATATTATAACAATCCGTAGGAAAGTTAGAGCAATCGATAATAAGTGGAACCGGGAATAAAAATTGATAATATAATCCCCTAAATACCATAACAAAATAGTAATGTCACAGTTCAATGGAATGAGCCAAATGTTCGCTGTTAACCAGCTAATGGGTCATCTTAATAATAAGATTAGGTCCAATGCGACCTATTTTGCTATTTCAGATGACCCTCATATGTGCGCGTCGTAATAGGCAAGTGCGCACTTGCCTATTAGCGAACATAACTGGTTGCGATAAATGAAAAGTGCGGGACGCACTTTTCAATTACGACAACCACATATTAATGATACCATTCATATGGTTATTCAAATGATTCTTATTGGTATTTTTACTGGTATGGCTACCTATATTACCAATAGTTTTAATGCTATCCCATCGCTTATTAAGAATATTATCTTTAACGGTCCAACTAGGGCTATCAATATGGTTGCCTCCTATTTTAAGAAGGTTGAAAGAAGGCATAAGATAGTCAGGCACGTCCCGCTTATCACAACTTCCCTCCAAAAGAATGCCGATCTCCATACCAAGTTGCAGTGGTTTCTCTCGAGTGAGTTTTGTGAGAAGGTGTCACCAAAGGAATTGATTATGGTTACACCGGTGAAGGAAATCTACTATGTGCCAATGGGTGTGGATATCAACAGTACAGACAAGGAACTTAAGCTAAACGAATCACCTCTGGTTGGCAACGATATGGTAGTAAAATTTGAAAATCACGATATATCAGTTCGACTAGTCAAGGAAACTATCGAGGTGAATGGTGATCTGGATTCCACCAAGCGCGACAATATGATTTACCAGCTCACTGTATATTGCGACAATGAAGACTCGGATATTCTTCAACGATTCTGCAACTATGCAATCCTAAAGCACAATACAACCAAGCAAAAGTGGGAACAGAAGATTTACAATCACACTGGTGGACAATGGGATAATGGTGTCAAGTGCTATTCACCAAATATTGATAGCGTTGTTCTTCGTGCCAGTATGAAGGATGATGTTCTCAATATTATGGATTTCTTCCATAACAACGAACTATATTATATTAACAATGGTATGCGATATAAGAACATTCTTCTCAATCTGGGTTATCCTGGAACGGGTAAGACTACATTCTCCTGCGCACTGGCTGCCAGATATCGCAAGCATATTTTTTCCATCAATCTGAACAATCTTGCTTCTCCTGATGACCTGAAGAAGTTGATGGATAGTTTTGCACAAAAGGTTACCACTGGAATTATTATGATTGATGATATTGACCACACATTTGAGCAACCACCTGTTGAAAGTGATATGGTAATTATGGATAATCCAAACGATAAGATGCTTGAAAAGATGCTTGAAAAGGTGCCTGATAAGGTTAAGGCCAAGCCCAAGTATCGTGTCAGTGTTCCAGAGCTTCTTGGATTTTTCGATGGTCTCAATACAATTCACGGGTTGGTAGTAATTATGTGTGCAAATGATCCGCTCAAGTTCTTTGATAAGAATGACCATAGTTTTAGTGCTATGTGTCGCGACCAACGTATCAACCATATCTTTGAGTTTGAGACATGCGACCGAAAGATGATTGCAACTATTTACAAGAATATCTTTGGAATGGAGATTGATATGGAGAAGCTTGATAAGATTGAAAATGATTATTATGCTCCTTGCACTATTGCAAAGGTCTTCTCATCATTCTACGAAAAGAATGGTGGGAAGATTGATAACAAGCAAGATGAGATTGATATGATACTTGCTGATTTGGCAAATAAGACAGTTAGGACAAATGTGCGCGTCGTAATAGGTAAGTGCAGACTTGCCTATTAGCGAACAAAACTGGTTGCGATAAGTCAAAAGTGCGGAACGCACTTTTGAATTACGACAACCACAAATGACGAGATTATTGTAGAGTATTCCAAGCGCTACCAGAGGGATCATCCGAATTTTTAAATATAAGGAGAATATTTTAATTTATATAAATACTTTATGGAATTTTTTATATTGAAATAGTAGATAAGTATATCCAGGAACATCTTCATATATTTATTAAATTCAAGTTCATCTTTCATAGGACCTTGATTATATTCAATCTGATAAATGATAAAACATCCATAATATACTTTGTTTATTATAATAGTATCGACGAATAACATAAAGTAGTTCATCTTTGCGATAATCCGTGGGAAATTTTTTGTCATTAATTATATTTGTCATTAATTATAATTAATAACTATCCTCTATATAATTTAAAATATGTCACGGGTGATCTTTTGACAGAGTCAATAAAAATCGTTTTTGAATCATTGCTTCGATAAATTCTTCCTGATTTTCACTAAATGTTCGGGTCGCACAAATACTGTTTTAAAGAATAACTATATTTTTTTTATATATGGGTGAAACTAAAATAAAAGAACTGGAAGAAAAAATTAACCTATTATCTGCTGAGATAAAAGGATATAAAACTGCATTTGATACTGTATGGAGTTATATAAATAGCCGATATGAGTGTGAAGATTTTGAAGATTTAGAAGACGAATTTAATATATGCACAAATTGCACCAGTTTTCATATTGATATTAAAGATGCATATTTATGTTGTGCTGAAGAGAAAGCATATGAACATCATATCTATTATTGTCCAGAATGTCTTTTAAAATATGATACAGACTATGAGACAACAGTTGAATGTTGCGGAATAGAATATACATATGGTGAAACAATCAAATATCCTGAAAATACAGACGAACAATAATAACACAGATATGTGTCCGTCGCCATTCGAAAACGGTTTTCGAATGTTCGCGGACCTCGATAAATGCGTCCGCATTTATCGCAGCAAATCCGAAGGATTTGACCAAAAGAGAGCCCGTACATTTGAAAACGGCTTAGCCGTTTTCAAATGGCGCTGCTCACATAT